AATTTCTTTAACTCGTACTGTAGCAGGTACTGTGCTATCTTTACTAACTAAGTGCCCATCAGCCGTGGGTAAAAGGTAGAGTAAATCTCCAACATCGTAACCTGATCCACCATACGTCAAAGAACCCACCGAGAAGACGGCCACGTCTTCGATCTGCCCAACTTGATCATTTCCCCAAGAACGTGCGATAGTTTGAATATGTTGTTTTTTATTACAAGCTAAAAATACTTTATTATTCACGTGTATAATGTCATTTGCTCCTTGATTAATACTCCTGCCCGCCCCACCCGTGACAGTTTGTTCATTTTTAATATTGAAATATTTTACCCCATTATCAGCCTCAGTTACATATACTCCTTCAGCTTTGTATGGAAATACACAGCCGCGCGGAGAGAAGTCACGTCGACTGAATTGCACGACTTCATAAGAAATAATATCTGTATATCTGTAAGGTTCAATTTCCGGACTTGTTTTATAAATGATGTCATGGGTTCTTTCAGGTTTGTAAGAAATTTTTCTCACTTTAAAGTTGTTTTCTACCTTCTGCCAGTTTACAAGATCATATGATTTTAATAAATATTCAGTTTGTCCAAATTTTACAGCAATTTGCCATTCATTAGATACGAAATTAATATCATAAACATTATTTATTGCAAACGTGTTATCTAATATTATTTCAAAATTAGATGAAGTGTTGTTATATCTGTATAGATTATAAAGAATATTATCTCTAACTGCTACAATAAAATTTCCATATTTGTCACCCTCTATTAAAGGATCTTCAGTTGATGAAATTGTATCAGTCGCGTTTATTTTTATATCAACCCACGTAATTCCGTCGAAAGACTTCTTAAATCGATATACATATTCAGATTGTATTTGGACTTCGTCACGGAAAACACCTATAAGTAAATCCCTATAAGCATATTTTATACTCCTAGGATAAATACCATCAAATAAAGTAGTTCTCGTCGCGGATGGCTCGTCCCCGTAAATACCATTTTCATATTTCAATTCCTCCATTTTTGTACAAGTTATTACTCCCTTATTAGTAGTATTAGAACCATAGTAAATTCGCAACTTTCTATCATTAGCAACACCTATATATTCATAGTCAAATTCTCCTGTTACTTCCGGGAATTGAAAAGACCCGGGTATAAAAGCCCAAAATTTATCAGTAAATGGTATTATCGCAGGAATTATAACTGAATGCGAGTACGAGCTACCCGCTGTGTCAAAGACGTCGGTACTAACTTTAAATGGTATCTCTAATATTCCATTTGACTGTATCAAATGAGGTTGAAGATATTCTACAATTTCTTTATAGAAGGTTCGTTGTGACACATAATAATAATCCTGTGGCCAAGTATGACCGTATTTTTCTAAAAGCACCGGCGCCCAACTGACGCCGACATCTTCCGAGATAAAAACAAACTGTCTGTATTTTTTACTTTCGTCTTCATCGGGGTCCACACCCTGTTTGCCAATGGCTATCCATTTACCTGAATTATCAGACACAACATAATCTAATGATGGAATATAATAGTTAAAATCATCATGGTTATAACATCCGCCATTCCCGGGGCCATGAGGAAATGTTTCCACATTTTTCCAATTTTTACCCTTATCGTAACTTCTAATAAGTTTTCCATTAGAGTCTATTCCAAGTAAAATTTCTGATTTATCTGCGAGTGATATAAAACTCTCGCCACCCGCGTTACTAAACGAGGAAGATACAGCTGCGTCCTGTGCAGTCGGCCCCACCGCGCGCTCAAGAAATGTAAATTTCGTTTCGTCCGGGTCCCAAGTTATTATTACATTTGTTTTATTAGTAGTAGCCCCCGAAACAATTATCTCTCTAGGTCCATAATATTCTAGTGTATAAACTACTTCATAATATGACTTTTGGCTTGAATTTAAAGGAAAATCTGGAAATGTATTGAAAGACAGATCTGTGATGCCGTAATCATCGTCTCTGATATAGTTCATATATATAAAAAATAAAGGATTATATCCGGGGGGTGGTGCGATTGTCACTGTCGGAACACTTGTGTATCCCGATCCACTTTTTGTTACAACGATGGTGGCAAAGGTGCCCCGGTTGATTACAGGAACAACAGCCTCCGCCGTGATGCCGCCCTCGCCCTCAGGCGCGCTAATAGTTACAGTGGGTGGCGTTGTATATGCACCGGCGAAGGGTAGCGTGTATGTTATTCCGGTCACGCTGCCGTCTGTTATGGTGGCCTCGGCCGTCGCTGTCATCGATTCGATAGAGTGTGGGACACCTCCGAATATAGCTATTCCATCACCCGAATGAGCGTGCGGCTCTACATTAACGCAATTAACTTCTTTAAGTAACGAAAATAACAGTTTTCGCCAATTATTAGTTCCATATACTCTCCAAGCAATATTACAAGAATTGCTACTTGAATCTCCCTTTCCCACTATAAACTGGTATACCGCTGTATTCGTTTTAATAAATTTAGTCTGGTTAATAACTTCAAACCCCAAAACGCCTAGATTCTGATGATCAATCACGCTAGGAATTTGATTTGTATTAAGATTTACATCAAGAGATTTTAATTCACTACCTGCTAGTTTTAAATCTAATGTTCTAGATTCTTCTGTAAATCTGTACATATCTATGGGGGTATCGTTATTAGATTTATCTATAAAATCGAATTCTGTTATCTCCGAATCCATTTCAAAATTCAAATAGATGTCTCCTAGCATATCACTGTTTTCATCTGGCGTGAAAATTTTGTATCTTTCAGAAGTTATACCTTCTGTTTTACCAGCGCACGTCATCTCGGAAATATTATGTCCGTGTAATATTTGTTTAGAAGTGTCATTTTGAGTTACAAAAACAGAATGTATTTCTTCATTTTCATTTATTTCATTTGTAACTGATATACCCTGTGTACCACTTGCATTATAAGAGGCATGAGCAGCATGAGCTCCTCTTCCCATAGTGTTAATTAATATAAGTAAAATATAATTATTTATATTATTTAACATGCACAATAATTAATTACTCAGACATACATTACATATAATTATTTTTTTAGTACATAGCAAGCGAAGCCGCGCCGCCCTTAAATAGAGCAGTGGTCTCACCGACGCAAGTGATGCTAATGTATGGGCTATCACCGGTTGTAGGCCCCGTAAAAGTTAGAGATAGACGAATACTATCGAAACGATTGAACGGAACTGATGACCCCGAATAAGCAGAGCTTGAAAGAGGAAATACAAGGATACCCACGCCGTCTGGAACCTCTGTCTGATCATCCTCTATGGTACGATTGACGTACAGACCAAGCGAAGAAGCCGCGGCGTAATCTAGCATCTGAGCAGGTAGAACTCCGGAGAACGAAGACGAGTTCAGTTTGAGTTCAGCATTTTTAATGTATACATCCTTACCAAGGTTGCCCGAGATAATAAGGTGCGAAGCATATAGTGAGAAGTGATCAAGGTCAATGGTCTTCTGCTGAACACTTAATACATCGGTGATCAAAGCGTTCTGGGTCATCTTAAGACGCTTTGGAAGGCCGAGGGGCATCGCCTTCATCTGCTCACGTTCCTCATTGCACATGATCATGTGCTTAGCATAAAGCTTAATAGACTTTAGTGAAAGTGGAGCGGGACCAAAAGAAACTGTTTCTTCCACAGTCGTTCCAGGATAAGAAGCAGGATAAGCAATATCAGAAAGATATGACGAATTTACCACCTCAAAATATTTTCTAGTCCCTGGCACTACCTGCTCGCCTGCCGGAATTTTAAGGCTTATATCACCCCTATTCGCAAGGTAAATCTTAATCTTAATGGACTGGTGAGGAGCAGCCGCGAGTGGATAACCACTCTCTGATACATTGCTAAAAGTCTCTAATTGAGGTGCGAGAGTTTTTGTTAATGCGGGAATAATAAATGTAACATCTAAGTCCTTACCGGCACCGTTCCAACCTGCGTCCATTTGCGACGTGTCGTATTCCGACGACGATGCCTCAGTAGTCGGGCGAGCTCTTCTAGAAACAGTGTTGTAAGCAGCCTCAGACATCTCAGTGTTGTATACTACGCGGACGTCGTCTTTTTCTAGAGTCTGCCAAATCTGAGTACCAACCTGATACTCGATGCGTTCTATAATATTTGTTAGAGCACCTGATTTGAACTTT